AATGTCTGATGGGTCGTTGCTCCCGCGACAGAACAAGGGCGCTTTGCCCATGCTGTGCTCAAGCATCCAAGCCACCGGCACCAACTCCGCCTCCCACTCCGCCCGGGCCTGGGCGATGATGGCGCGGACTTCCTTCTCGGTGAACCAGCGCTGGCGCACTTCCTTGTCACCCACGGGGATGATCGCCAGCGGAGGCAACTCCGGCCGGGTGGGGGTGGGGTCATTCGGCATTGCTGCCTCCGGTCAAGGGGGCGCGGGCATGTAGATCGTAGTAACCCACGGGCAAGGCATGAGCCGCCCGAGTCAGTGAGTACTCAATCGCTCCGGGGTGGATGACGCGAAGCGTGGCAACCGCATCCCCGCCTTCCTGCTGCTTCACCAGCGCAGCGATGGCTTCTTCCAGCGAAACCAGGTCGCGGCGGAAGTGGATCGTGTCATGGCTGTAGCCGAAGCGCTCGCACAAACTGCGATGGAAATTCTGGTATTCGCCATACAGTTGCATGTGACGCATCCTTTCTTGCGCCAGATTCCCAGCTAAGCGGGTTGCCGCGTCTGCCGCTGATCCCGTGCCACCGCAGTGGTCGCAATCAACATCAACATCGTGAGCGTCGGGGCTGCTATCGCTCGACACGGTGATTGTTCCGCTTCCGCAGCAGCGTGGGCAGTGTGCAGCTTCTTCGTCGCCTTCCTGCTGCTCGGCGGGGTGGGCTGGAGCGGCGGCGAGCAGCCCGGCATATCCGGCCTCAAGGTTCTGGCGCTCACTGCCGCCAGGGTTTTTGAACCACGGCGCGAGCAACGCATCAAGCATGTCTCCGGTCGCCTTGACGGGCACCAGCTTCCATCCCTCCGGCGAAATGTCTCGCCACCCGGAGGGCTGCTGGGGGTGCGTGTACAACAGCGTTCCGGCAGGCAGGTCGCGGGTCAATGCGGCGTGGCACTTCACACTGCCGCCCGGCGTGAGGGCCTCCATCGTGAAGACATGGCCGACTGGTTCGGAGGACTGCTGCGGGTGGGAGAGGGCTGAACGCGCGAGGTCGCGCAACCTACGGGAGGTCTCATCGGCCGGCATGCCTTCAAGGTACTGCGTCAGCTCGGCGTCGATGTGCTGCAGCGCCTCGCGCAGGGCTTCGGTGGGGGATTGGGGGTGGGTCATGCTGCGGTCTCCAGTTGCAGGCCGGCTTGGCGCGTTCGCTGCGCCTGCAGTTCGATGTATTCAGGATTGAGTTCAGCGCCAAGCCAGCGGCGGCCTAGACGCTGCGCCACGGCTGCGACCGTTCCGGACCCCATGAATGGATCGAACACGATGTCACCGGGCCGGCTACCGGCCAGGATGCACGGTTCCACCAGCGTCTCTGGCATAACAGCGAAGTGCGCGCCGGCGTAAGGCTTGGTGGCCACAGTCCAGACGCTGCGTTTGTTGCGCCGGCCGGCATAGTCGACGTCCTCGCGGTCTGGGCGGTGCTGGGCGGTTTGGCCGTGCGCCGCTGCTGATTCCTTGGTTTGCCGCGCGAAGCTGTAACGGCGGCTGCGCTGACGCTCGGCATAGGCGTGCAGCCCGGCTCGGGTCCGGTGCTTCTCTGGATCCTGTGTAGTGCCTTTCAACGCGGACCGGTTGCCAGGCAATTCGCCAGAGGCCTCTTCGGATATCGCGCTGGCGTCGAAGGCGTAGCGCTCCGACTTCGTGAGCAGGAAGAGATGCTCGTGCGCCTTGGTGCAGCGGTCGCGTACGCTCTCAGGCATCGGGTTCGGCTTGTGCCAGATGATTTCTTGCCGTAGATACCAGCCGTCGGCGCGCAGCGCGAATGCAAGCATCCACGGCACGCCGATCAAATCCTTGTGCTTCAGGCCTGACGGCACGCCCTGTTTGCGCAGCGCGTGTGCGCGGCGAAACTCAGTATGGCCTGTGAAGGCTCCCTGCAGCCTGCTCTCCTTGCCGACAGTGCCATTCGGCCGCGAGCAATAGCTGTCCCCAATGTTCAGCCAGAGCGTGCCATCGTCGGCCAGCAGATCTCGAGCAACGCGGAACACGTCCACCATCGCGTCGACGTACTCTACCGGCGTCGCCTCCATGCCCAGTTGACCGTCGACGCCATAGTCGCGGAGACCGAAGTACGGCGGGCTGGTGACGATGCACTGCACGCGCACATCGCGCGCGATCAGGTCGCGCATGACATCGCGGCAGTCGCCCAGGTAGCAGCGATCGATTTCCACCGTCAATCCTCCTGCCCCGGATACGGCAGGTCCCTTCCGGGCTTCTGGTGCTTCCTGCGGCTGTTGCGGGACATGGCGGGGGAGCAGTACGATCGGCGCTCCAAGGAGGGAGAGCAATGGAACTTTGTCCGGCATGCCAAACGCTCGTTAGGGCGTCGTCTGGTGTGGAGCCTCACATGAGACTGAAAGAAGGTCGAACCATCCGCTTTACCGGAAACTCCGCCATGGCCGGCCAAAGTGTCATTCTCTATACGTGCACCGACTGCAGCGCCAAGTGGTCCCGCGACATGGACAGAAAGGATCCGCATGCGATTTGGGAAATCCGCGGTTGAACGCAGATGGGGCTGCTGAGTTTCACAAACAACCCGCATAGCTGACACCTCCGCGCCGGCGCAGTACGATTGCCGCCGGTTCAACCTTGGGAGAGGGGAATGGGGCGCATAGTCGCGTCGATCGAACGGCGAATCGAGCAACTGCGGCTTCTCCGCATTGCAACCGCTGTAATGGCTGGAGTGCTGGCCGGCTTTTTGATCGGCACCGCTCCAGAGTGGAGGGAGCTGCTCGTATCTGGTCACTGGTGGGAGCAAGTTAGCGCGGTTGCGACGCTCGGCGCAGTCTTTATTGCTGTATGGGCAGCATCGCGAGACAGCAGGCTGCGGCGCGAAGCGCAACGCAGCGCTCGGCTTGTCTTTGGCGATGTTTTCCGGGCCGATGCACTGAAGGCATGGGCCATTACGCAGGAGATCGCTAAGCCGCTGAAACGCATAGTGGATGTTGAACCCGGTACTGATCTGCGGAACATGCCTGGTCCCGGCAGGGATAGCTTGCAGAAGTCCCTTGCGGAACTCGATATCCCAGTCATCACCGCATACCTGGGACAAGCTGTTCACTTTCCGCCTCCTGCAGCGCTCGCTGTGGCGCAAGTTGCCTCCGGTATCGTTTTCCTGCGCCACCACGCGCCCACTGCGCTCGAAGCCTTTGAAGGACTGGTCAGGGAGGGGCATAGGTCCGCGGCAGCTAAAATGCTTACAGAGATTGATCGGATCAACACGGCGACATTCGAGATGAGAGCCTGAGTTGCTAATCTGCTTGGACGTCACTACGCCGCCTCCGCCATTTCCGCCGCGCTGGGCGGCTCGATCGAAAACTCGATTTCATTGCCCATGAGCCGATAGGTGCGCCCGTGTTTGATGGCAGACACTGCCGACTCGGCGATTCCGTACTCGGCAGCCAGACGGCGCTGTTGCTCGCCGGCGGCGATACGGCCGCGTAACGTAGCGACTTCGACTTCTGAGAGCAGGGCCCGCGCCGCTCGGCGAAGACCGGTGCGGTACGCATGCGTAATGTTTTGGCTCGGAGTGCACCATTCCAGATTCACCGCGCGGTTGTCCGTCTTCGTGCCGTTCTTGTGGTTGATCCACTTGGCGTCCTCTGCTGCCGCGGGAAGCCACGCCAGGGCAACGAGGCGGTGCACTGGCGAGAACTTCTGCACCGCGTTGCGGAGTAGCGCGACATAGAGATAGCCGTCACGGCGGCGCGCCGGCTTCAGCCACTTTCCGCCAATCAGGATCGTTCCACTGTGTCGGTGGTGGACCGCTCGGACTTCTGACCAGACGCGGCCGTCTTCGGTGACCGAATACAGGCCTTCGTAGCCTGGAATGGGCCGGACCGGAGTACCGGGTACCGCACCGACGGGATAAGGCTTTCGGGCCGTCATGATCATTCCTCCCCGTCTAACAGCGATCCCTGCTTGTCCTTCGGCAGGATGATGGTCAGATCCACTTCGCCACCTAGCACTTCGAAGAGCTTCTTCACCTGCTCGCTGGTCGGCGTGGCCTTCACCATCAGCTGATATCGGCAGCTACCGCCCTCCATGATCGCGACGTGGTGGTTCTTCACGTCGGCTGTCTCCAGGTCGATGTCGGACGGGCCGCCCAGACCAAAGCCGATCAGGACGTCCGCGCCCTTGATGGGGCATTTCAGGGAAATCCCCTGGATCAGGTCGCCGAAGCGGCGAACCGTCGGTACCTGCTCCACTTCGTCCATATCCTGCTGCGGCGTCTCTTCCTGTTTGAACAGGAACGCCCGGAGCGAAGGGTGCGCTTCAATGAGCAGGTCACTGCTTTCGATGAAGGCGAACTTCAGGTCTACCGCGCCGGTCGGGCGGTCGCCGTGCCGCTCCGTACGGACATTGATGTGTTCCAGCGTGGCTTTTTGGTTCGTCAGGGCGAGCATGTGGGCTCCTGGTGGGTTAGGCTGCGAGGTGCACGAGATAGCCGATGGCCAGCGGGAGGATCCAGCAAAGCCACAGGCCCAGCCCGTACTTGATGTCTTGTTCGGGCGTGGACTTGATGGCGACGTCCTGACGCTTGAAGCCGCGGAGGCTCTGGTAGACCAGGGAAAGGCCGAACGCCAGCCAGTAGGTCAGCGCCGGCAGGCCGAGCGCGACGGGAACAAACCAGTTCCACAAATGCATGGTGACCAGCACCGAGAAGAACAGGCGTGCGATCGAAAGAGCGAGCGCAAGCAACGTTATGGCGCACTCGTAGGCAGCCTTGGATGCATAGTGTTGGTCGGTGTCCAGCATGAAAGCTCCTGGTGGTGGAATAAAAAGGGCGCGCCGGCGGTGCACGTGTTGGGGAGAGGGATTGCCGGCGTGCCTGGAAAGGGTTACGCGGCCTTGCGGCGCAGGGTTTCGACCATGGCACGCAGCTCGGCTTCGAACTGGAGCAGGCCGGGCAGCAGCTTGGTGTTGATGTAGGCGTCGTCGCGGGGGATGCGCTGGATGTACAGGCGCCACTTCTCGCCCTGGCGTGGGTCGTAGGAAATGAAATCCCACCACAGGCGGCCGGTGACCAGCATGTTTCCCTGGACCTGCGGGATGTGGTCTTCGGGCATGCCCTCCAGCCACGTCAGGATATGGACGGCCTCGTCATGCGGGCACTTCATTTCCACTCCGCCGTCGCTGCCTACCAAGCCATCCGGCGATGCGCCGATGAACGGGTGATTCGGATGGGTAATGAAGGGTGACGGCACAATGATGCCGCCGGTCGTGACCATGTAGGCCTCGTTCGCCGCTTCTTCCAGGTCCTTGCCCCAGTCCAGCGACTTGCCGCCCACCTCGTGCTGAGCGATACCGGCCAAGCGTTCGAAGGCCTTGATCCGCATCAGCTTCGCGCGCGCTTCCGACGGCTTGCCGTCGCGCTTTACGGCGACGATGTCCTTGAACGTCGAGGCGGTCAGTTTTCCGGCGCGCTCAAGGCGCCACGCGTCGGTGCGTTGTTCGGCCGGCGCGTTCATTCGTCAGCTCCGGCGAACGGGTTGTCGTCCGGCTCCGGGGAGGCAGGGCCGGCATGTGCCGCGCCCTGCGCCGGTGTACCGGCCTCGCGATGCGGCTCCGAGGAAGTATTCGTTTCGGCATCCTCGGCGGCAGCCAAGGCCTGAAGCCGCCGGAGCTCATCAGCGCCGACTGCGGTGCGGCCGGCATAGCCGATTTCCTTCCATGCTTTGGCCAGGTCGGCTACACGTTTGTCAGCAGGGGCTTTGCTGCGCGCGATTTCATCCAGCCTCTTCACCAGCGCGGTGCGGTCGATGTCTTCTGGCGGCTGCGGCTTGGCCTGCTGGGCGAACTCGGCCGCTGTGCGCGGCGTGATGTCGCGCTCGCGCGGCGGGCTGTCCTGCAGTTCGTCGACCGAATAGACGCCCAGCAGCGCGCCGGGCGTATAGGCCCGGGCCCAGTTCTTCACCTGCAGATAGCCGAGCTGCTGCTTGGGGTTGGTCTTCCAGAGCGGCGAGTTCTTCGTGGTGACGTCGGCCGCGCAAAGCCATTCGTTCCAGGTAATCTCGCTCTCGCCCTTGATGACCGCGCCGACGCGGCATTCGATGCGCGCGCCTTCGCCCCTGTATTCGTAGTGGAAGCGGCCCTCGATGGCGCCGCTGGACTGGACGACGGCATTCACCAACTGGGCCTCATAGCCCAGGGCGCCGTTCACGATGTGCGTCTTCTGCGCCACCACGAAGGGGTTCATGTTCCATTGCATCGATTGCATGATCACGGCCATGCAGTCGGAGGCGTTGCCCTGCAGGTGCTTTGGCACGGTGGCCCGGCCGGCGGCCATCATTTCCGCGGCGCGCATCATGCTGTCCATGTTGCGGGTGTCCAGCACCAAGCCGCTGGTGCTGGTGTCCGCCGGCGGCAGGTCCAGGGCGGTGGATTGGTCGATGGTGGTGACTTCAGACATGCGTATCTCCTGCCCGAGACGCGGCCGGGCGTATGGGGTGGTCAGACGGTGGCGGTTTCGGGCTGCGTGGCGGCGGCGATGGCCTCGTCGCGCGAGGCACGGGCGTTTTTCAGTTCTTCTTCGTCGCCGTCACGCTCGGCGGCACGCCACTGCAAGAGTGCGTCCAGCATGGCGGGCGCAGCGCGGTGCAGGCGGTCCATTTCGGCTTGGCGCTCGGCGGCTTCTGCGGCTTCACGGTCGCGACGCTGCTGTTCGGCGCGTTCACGGTCGCGGCGCTCGGCTTCTTCCTTCTCACGCTGGGCGCGGGCCTCGGCTTCCAGGCGCTCACGTTCGGCGCGCTCGGCCGCTTCGTGGCGTTCCTGCTCGGCGCGGCGGGCCGCGGCCTGCTGTTCTTCGAATTCGCGGCGCTGCCGGGCCAGCTCTTCTTCCTGGGCGCGCAGCGCGGCCGCGGCTTCGGCATCCTTCCTGGCCTGCTCGGCGCGTGCGGCGGCCTGGCGCTCTTCTTCGGCCTTGCGTTCGGCTTCCAGCTTCTCCCGCTCGGCGCGGGCCTTTTCTTCCTGCTCTTTGCGCTCCTGCTCCAGCTTCGCGCGCTCGGCCGCTAGCCGGGCCTGTTCCTGCTCGTGCGCCAGCGCGGCGCCGTGCAGTTGGTCCAGCTTCGCGGCTGTCTCGGCCTGCAGTTGCATCGCTTCGCCGGCGCGGTGGGCGAAGAACTCAGGGGTGATCGGCAGGTCCGCGAGCTCGTCGCGCAGGGCCAGGATTTCGACTGAGTGCAGCCCGACGGCGCGCGCCACGAATTGCCCGATGGCGGTGATGCGTTGCTGGATCTCCTGCTGCCGGCGCAGCTCTTCGGCTTCCTTGGCGCGCTTGATCTCTTCCCGGCGCGCCTCTTCTGCCTTGATCAGCTGGTCCAGGGGCTCTTCGATCTTCAGCAGCTCGCCCTCGATGCGCTTGGCCTCGCTGTCGATGCGCTTCGAGTACTCCAGCGCCGGCGCCTTCAGGGCCTTGCGGATCTTCTCCAGCTCGTAGCGCGGTTCCCGCACCGCGGCGCGGGCCTTCTTGGCTTCATCGAGGCCGGCGTTGCTGGAGACGTCGTAGTGCACCTTGGCGTACTTCTCGCGCAGTTCGGCCAGGCCGGCTTCGATCTTGTCGTAGTGCTTGATCTTGGCCGGGGCGTCCAGGATTTCCAGGTCGGACATGGTTCTTTCTCTTCTTCGGGTGGAATGCGTTATCGGGAGGCCTGCTGCGCGGCGCGCGCCTGCATAGCCTCGTCGTGCTGCTGACGGGCGCCGTAGACCCACACGACGCACAGCAGGACGGTCACGGTCACGAACGTGTCGGGGTGCCGGAGGTAGAAGCGGTAGGCGCGTTTCATGCGGGCTCCCCGGCCAAGGCCGCCTCGTGGCGTTGATGGGCGGCCCACACGCGCATGTATTCGTCGCGGTCGACCTCTCCGTCGATGCACACGCCGTTGACGTACAGCGCCGCGGAGCAGGGCTCGCCCCAGTGGTCGATGTCGATCTGGTATTCCCAGTCAAGGACGCGGTCGAAGGGGCCGGTGTGCTGCTGGTAGACGGCAACGGTCATGGCGCGCTCCCGAGTGCCTTGGCGATGGCAGCGCGCGCGGCATCGACGCGGGGCTGTATCGCCTCGGCGCAGCCTTCCCAGCGGGAATCGTGCTTGGCGGCGTCACGCATGTTTCCCTGGGCGATCATCATGTCGGTCAGAAGCTCGTCCAGCGCCTCCAGCAGCTCCGGCGCAGCGGCGATCAGGCGGGCGTTCGCTCGAACTTCGCCACGCCGGTGCATTTCCATCGTCCCCGGACTGCTGTTGCTTGATGTGGTGGCGATGGGCGTGTCGCCTGCGTAGATCGTGATTGCTGCGCCAAGGCGCGGTGGTCGCGCCTGCCACGGACCCGGTGTGTGCTTTGCGGTCATTGCTGCGGGCTCCAAGGATCACGGTCGCGGTGCAGGCGCGCGGCAACATCGCCGGCGCGGCCGATCAGGTACAGGGCGCCCAGGATGGCGGCGCAGATGAGGGTGAGGTAGGCGAGGCCGGCCATGTCAGTTCCGCCCAATCCAGTCGTGCATGTACTGGGCGTTGTCGACCTCCGGCGCTGGCGTCGCGGGCTGCTCCCGGATCACCCGTAGCCGCGCATGCAGTGCGCGCTCGGCGCGGCGGCCCTCCAGATACGAGTCGCGGCCGAAGTTGTATTCGCCAACGGTCACTTCCTTGCGGGTGCTCGCAGCCCACTGTTCGAACTCGCCCCGTTCACGATCGAGCTGGGCGGTGATGGGCGACGGCTTGCCGCGGCGCAGGCCGGCAGCATTGGCGCGGGCAAGCGCCTCGGCCGCCGCTTCATCGGCAACCGGAATCCGCACGCCGCAGGAGAGTGCGTCGATGCGCAGGTGCACGTAGTGCTTGCCGTTCTCTTGGTAGTAGTGGGCGGTGCGGGTCATGGGGAGCTCCTTTCCGCTACCAGCCGAGCACGGCCAGGCCGACAACGAATAGCACGGCCAGCGGGATCGACCAGTAGCGGAGGTTGATGAGGATGTCGGCGAGCATGAGTTAACGATGCAGTCCGAGCCATGAAACGAAGGTCGCAGCGACCACTCTTTCGGTGATACGCCCGAAGGAGCCGCGCAGCGCGATAACCATCTGCACTGCCCTGTTGGAGAAAAACGGGCAACGACTGGGATCAGGAGGCGCGTGGCTGACCACCGTGGGTGGGAGCGTTGTGTCGCTTTCCAGCACTCCCATGACGCGCTCGCGCAGGGCCGGTCCGAGTTCCCGACGGCCAATTCGGGCCTGATTCAGAAGCATCGGGTGGACGCCGACCCGGTCAGCTACCTCACTGATCGACAGACCCGCTGCCGCTATGCGAGCAAAGACCTCAGATGTTGAACGGTGCTCGACTGACACTGTGTGTTCTCCTTCGCGTCGGGTGACGCGTTGGAGTGAAGATTACCCGTAGGTAATGATATGAACAATACCCTTGGGTAATCTTTTTTGTAACAGGCGCGAAAAAGCCGCCCGAAGGCGGCTGGTGGCGGGTGCCTAGTTGCTCTGTACCGCTTCAACGGCTAAGCGTCCTATTCACCGTTTGTCCGCCTTCCACGAGCGCGCCAACACAAACGATGGTCACAGCAATCGTGACGGCGGCCATCACCTTGGATAGCTTGTTACCGTGGGGCTCGCTGAAGCTGCCAACCATGCGGGTGAGGATATACGCGCCGATCATTATTCCTATCGCTGGAATCATCGATTTTCTCCCGTGGTGTGTGAAGCTCAGGTGTCGGACATCAGCCCGATTGTCTCGCCCAGCATTACGTAACAGCCCATCATGAGGGGCTGCGCGGTGTAGACGTTCAAGTTGTGACGCTCGTAAGTGACATCGCCGTTGGCGGAAAGACGAATACTGATATCCGCGACCGGAGGCGGCGGGGGCGGGGGCTCTCGCTGTTGCTCTGGATCCTTGGGCGCCGGCTTTCTTTCAGCCAGATACACCACCACGCCGCTTGGCGGGCGCACCGCTTCCATGCGAACTCCTCCGTTGGACAGCCTCTTCGGCTGCCTCCATCGATCTGCGTACGTCATCCATGGTATTCCTGGAAGGCTTGATTGCAGTCGCTGGATTTACGGGGAAATCTGGCCGGTTTTTGTCTTTTGAATAACGCGCCAAGGTCCCCGCCACAAAGGCGCTGAGTGTTCGGTCCAGCGCAGCACGATCCTCCTCATCGAGGGAGTCGTAGTCTTGCTTGGATACGGTGAAAGGCCATGCAGTTTCGGCCTGCTCGTCTAAACCATCCAACCAGTACGCGGGTTTTCCCAGGGCATCCTCGAACTCGCGCGCAAGGTCTTCGGCCAACATCTTGCGGCCGGTGAAGATCCGCGAGATGTAGTCGGCCTGGCGCCCAAGCCGGGCCGCTATGGCCGCCTGCTTGCCGCCGAACTGCTCGTGCATCGCCTGGCGAAGGCGATCACGC